GTGATTGTTGAATTGGAAACAGAAAGATTAAGGTTACGAGCGTGGAAAGAGGAAGATCGAGAGCCTTTTTTTCGTCTGAACAGCAATTCGGAGGTGATGGCGTTTTTCCCTGACACACTGACTAAGGAACAAAGTAACACTTTGGCTGATAACATTATCCGCAAGTTTGAAATACAAGGGGGTTGGGGACTTTGGGCGGTGGAACTAAAGCAGGGCCATGAATTTATGGGTTTTGTGGGACTCAATATTCCCAATATTGAATTTCCGTTTTCTCCTTTCATTGAAATTGGTTGGCGGCTTGATCAACCTTTTTGGGGGAAAGGCTATGCTTGTGAAGCTGCCCGCCGGGTTTTAGATTTTGCATTTACCGAAATGAACCTGAAGGAAATTGTGGCTTTCACAACAACGTCTAATTACCGCTCAGAAAGCGTCATGAAAAAATTAGGGATGAGCAAAGACGAAAAAACATTTATGCACCCGGCACTGGCGGAGGGGCATCCATTGCGGGAGCATATTTTGTATCGTATCCAGAACCCATATATGTGTAAAAGTGGTGTATGAACGTGATGACACACCATCAAGGCTATCTTCAAGATAACCTTGATGTATATGGGATATTACTGCTTTGAAATCATCAGTGCGACGCGGCCGATAAATTGGATATCATTGATTGAACAATCGAAAGTCACATCATTGTCACTGACCCGGATCTTGCTGATTGGAATTTTTGCAATCTTCTTGATGCTGTGCATACCTTCAATATCCACTAGCCATAATCCATCCTGAATGTTGTCTTCCTGAGTATCCAGCAGATACCATGAGGAACCATCATCAACAACTAACGGTTTTTTGAGTTCCTTTGCAATTAATTCACTATCCAGTATCACAGGCGGGGCTTCGCTCAGCTTGCCACCTGATAACTTTACACGAAGAATTGAAGGCGCAATGATATCTTCCAGCCGTTCTGTTTTACCCTGATCTCCATCTGGAAACATTTCTCCCTGTCCTGTGCTTAGCCACAGCAGTGAGGCACCTGTTTCAAGGTTGCATTGTATGATCCAGTCTGCGGGAAAACTATCACGAAGATAACGGTTTGCCATTGTGCTTTTAGAAACGCCTAAATGGTCACTCAGGGCTTGACGTGATTTAAATCCATATGCACGGACAAGACGTTCAATAGCGGGCCTTCCCCCACTATCAGCTCCCATTTTGATCTCAATATTGGTATTTTTCATTGACGGTACAGATGATAGGTATTATTATCTCAATCATGATCTCGAATTGAGAACCTTGATGAGCCCGAACTGGTTGCACTGAAAACCATTGAGAGATAGTGCATCATGAACATCCAGATTTCAATCTTTATACTTAATAGTCGAATAATATTGGAGATAACTGAGAGTGGCTTCGAAGGGCTGCTCAGAATTTTTACTTGCTGTATTTACAGACATTTTGCTATTACAGATCTCAGCCATTCTCTGGTCGAAGAAAGCATCAATATGTAAATATTTCTGTCAAAACAACAGATAATAGTTATTAACTATCAAAATTGATCATTAAAAAAGTTAAAAACTACTTTAATTTTAGTCTTATTACGTGTACTGTATATACATACAGCTCATTATGTGGAGGCAGATGGATCAGTGGAATCTCTTATGGAATCATTGGTAGCGCAACGTATTAATTTCATTGCCAGAATGGCAACAAGCTGCGAATGCAATCATGCAGAAGATAAAGAGTTGGCACTGGTTTGGATAGCAGAGCTATCTGCACCTTATGAAAAAAGGCTTAACAATTGCCCAAGTCAATTGGACGGTCATTTGTTAGATAATGAGGTGACCGGTAACACAATATTAAGAAATCTGGGTTCAATAGAAGAATAAATTTAGCGGGAGAAAAGGATGAGGATAGAAGAAGTACTTTTCGATAAACAAGCTAATGTTTCTGAATCAACTCTATTTTTACTTGCAAGTAAACTAAAAAAAAGAATATTACTACATTATCCTGAGATGTGTTTTAGGATTGGAACTAGCAGCAAATCTTCTACAAGAATAACTGGCACCCGAAATAGCAATATTTATGGCCGCGAAATGGAATTTATTCAAAACATCCGGGAAGATGGTAAATGGTTACCGAATTAACTCAGCCAAAAGAGCAATAGTCTCTGACAGATGGCAATTTATATCATAAATAAGGGGCAGGAAATGATTTCCTGCCCCTTATTTATTTTAAAAAGCGATCATGGCTGATTGCGTCGATATGCAGGAACTCATGGTAGCTAACGTTGGTTAAACCCTCCTGAGAAGAAAAAGTATGAACAAAACCGGTTATTCATTTGTATTGTTCTTCTGACAATCTCATTTCATTGCCCGATTCCGAGGGATATTCGAACATAACGCTCCGATTTATCCATTATTTCCGGTAAAGGAAGAAGGAGAGCATATGCAAATTATTGCACAACAACATGACACGATTGATGCCATATGCTGGCGTTATTACGGTCGTACACTGGGTATGACTGAGCGCGTATTGCAAGCGAATCCGGGACTGGCGGATTTGGGCGCAATATTGCCTCATGGAACGAGGGTTGAACTACCTGAGTTCATGCCCGCAGCTAGCAAATCCATGATTCAACTCTGGAATTAGGGGAGGGTTGGATAAAGGAACGATGAAAAAAACGCTTTTGATTATCAGTCTGGCGATTGGCAGTATCCTTGGTTGGTGGGGGCATCGTTTCTGGTTTCTTAATGAAGTCGCCATGTTGAAACAACAACATGCTGAAGAGCTTGTCGCCATCAACCAAAAAGCTCGCTCGGAAACGCTGGCTGCCATCCGGCAAATGAAAGATGCCCAAGACCGGGCCGCACAATTGGATGAATACTATTCAGGAAAATTAGCTCATGTCGCTGAAGAAAATGTGGCTTTGCGGACTGACATTGCCGCTGGCTATCGGCGGGTGCAAATCGCCGCCGCCAATCTTGCTACCTGTCAGCTCACCCAAAACCGAAATACCGGCGCCCGCAGCGTGGGCGATGGAACCCAAATCGAATTCACTGCAAAGGCTGGACGCGCTATTTACGATATCCGAGCCGGAATTATCCGCGATCAAGCCAAATTAGATTATCTGCAACAGTATGTACGTGATGTTGTCCGGCAGTGTCGGCCGGAATAATCATATCCTGCCATAAAAAGCTTTTTTCCATTGAGGGAAAAGCTTTTTATTTTATTGATTTTAAATAATTTAACTTCCTTTTTGTTTGCCACTTCCTACAAGTCGGATTTAATGTCGGGCCGGCTTTCTCATGGCATTCTTGCGCTATGAACACACAACTCACTGAACTGATGCGCTTATTGCGCAACCTGATCCGAACCGGCGTCATTACCCAAGTGGACACCACAAAGGGAATGTGCCGGGTCGCGACAGGAAATATAGAAACCAACTGGCTGCACTGGTTGACATCCAGAGCGGGAAACTCCCGCACATGGTGGGCACCCAGTGTCGGTGAGCAGGTTTTATTACTGTCCATAGGCGGAGAACTGACCACCGCCTTTGTATTGCCTGCCATTTTTTCTGATGAGTTTCCGGCACCATCAGCATCACCTGAAGCGACACATATGACGTTTCCGGATGGTGCTGTGATGGAGTATGAGCCGCAATCCGGCGCATTGACTGTAACAGGAATCAAAACTGCGACGGTGACTGCATCGGATTCTGTCCGTATTACTGCACCGGAAATCACCTGTGTCGCCAGCACCCGCATTACGCTGGATACACCGGAAGTCGTCTGTACGCAGCTGATGAGCACAGGCAACTTGATTGTACGAAATGGCGGAAAAATGACGGGCAATATTGAACACACCGGAGGCTCATTCAGTTCCAACGGTGTGGTCGTGGATTCCCATAAACACACCGGCGTCAGGTCAGGCGGTGACACAACAGGAGGCCCCGTATGATGTATCTGGGAATGAACCGGCAAACAGGCCGGACGTTAATGGATCTGGCACATGTCCGGCAATCCATCAGCGATATTTTATTAACCCCCGTGGGCAGCCGCATTGCGCGCCGTACCTACGGTTCTTTACTGCCTGAATTAATCGACTGGCCACAGAACCCGGCACTCCGGCTTCAGGTCATGGCGGCAAGCTATACCGCCATCAGCCGTTGGGAACCCAGAGTGGCGCTGACATCCATCACAATGGAAACCGGGCAAGACGGCAAAATGGTGGTGGATATTACAGGTACTTATCACCAATCCACCGAAGAATTTTCACTTTCTATTCCGGTGAAACATTCCCGGTAAGGCAATTCCTGAGAGGTAAGGTATGCCAACAATCGATTTAAGCCAGTTGCCACCACCGGATGTGGTTGAGCCTCTGGATTATGAACAATTACTGGAAGAGCGCAAAAAAGGATTGATATCGCTCTATCCAGCAGATCAGCAAGAAGCCATTGCCCGCACTTTGCAGCTGGAGTCTGAACCTCTGGTGAAGTTGCTGGAAGAGAATGTTTATCGCGAATTGCTATTGCGCCAACGGGTGAACGAAGCGGCACGCGCCGTGATGGTGGCTTATTCAACGGGCAGCGATTTGGATCAATTGGGAGCAAATAACAATGTCCCCCGCATGATATTGCGTCCTGCGGATAACGCCACCGTTCCCCCGACCCCGGCGGTCATGGAGTCTGACAATGACTACCGGGTTCGCATTCCGCAGGCTTTTGAGGGATTGAGCGTTGCTGGTCCGGTAGGGGCGTATGAATACCATGCCCGAAGTGCGGATGGGCGAGTCGCAGATGCGTCGGCAATCAGCCCGTCACCGGCCATGGTCACTGTGACAATCATGTCCCGTGAAGATAAAGGTGTTGCATCCAACGAATTACTGCAAAAAGTTGAGAAAGCGCTGAACGACGAAAACGTGCGTCCGGTGGCGGATCGTTTGACCGTTCAGTCGGCAAACATTGTGGAATACGAAATTGATGCAGTGTTGTACATCTTCCCGACACCGGAATCAGAACCTATTCGCAAAGCAGCGGAGCAGAAGCTGAAGCAGTATGTCGAAGCGCAGCATCGATTGGGACGCGATATTCGTTTGTCCGCAATCTATGCCGCATTGCATGTAGAAGGCATCCAGCGCGTAGAACTGAAAGCGCCGCAGAAAGACGTTGTTCTGGATAAAACCCAGGCGTCTTACTGCATCAAAACCACCCTGACAATGGGAGGTTCGGATGAGTGATCGCCTTCTACCGATGGGCTCGACCCAGCTAGAACTTGCGGCGGCCAAGGCTTGTGCACAATTGCAAAAAGTCAACGTGCCTCTCCGTGAGTTATGGAACCCGGACACATGTCCAGAACCGTTGTTGCCTTATCTGGCATGGGCCTGGTCGGTAGATCGCTGGGACGAGAATTGGCCTGAAAGCACCAAAAGGGAGGTTATCAAAAACTCACTGTTCCTGCACAAACATAAAGGAACGATTGGTGCAATACGGCGGGTGGTTGAACCGTTGGGTTATCTCATCCGCGTAAAAGAGTGGTGGCAAACCAATGATGCTCCCGGCACGTTCCGGCTGGATATCGGGGTATTGGACAGCGGCATCACTCAGGAAACATTTAACGAACTGGAAAAACTGATTTTTGATGCCAAGCCTGTGAGCCGACACCTGATTGGCCTGGACATCAATTTAGATACACAGGGTAAATATTACTATTCGGCAGCGACTTACAGTGGTGACGAGTTGACCGTTTATCCCTATTTTTCAGAGCAAATCACGGTATCCGGCTCAGAAATCGTGGGCGCAGGCATACATATTGCTGACGATAAATTAATCACTTATCCCTATTTTTTAGAAAAAGTGACTGTCACTGGCTCAGATTTTGTGGGCGTAGGGGTGCATATTATTGACGACATGAGGATTAAATCATGAGTACCAAATTTTTTACTTTGCTGACACAGCTAGGCGCAGATAAATTGGCCAATGCCGTGGCATTGGGAACGAAAATTGAAATTACCCATATGGCCGTTGGTGATGGTGGTGGCAGCCTGCCGACACCGGACACCAGACAAACCAAACTGATTAATGAAAAACGTCGCGCGGCGATTAACACGCTGAGCATCGATCCTAAAAACACCAATCAGATCATTGCTGAACAGGTTATTCCTGAAAGTGAAGGCGGCTGGTGGATCCGTGAAATCGGCCTGTATGACAAAGACGGCGTTCTGATTGCAGTAGGTAACTGTGCGGAAACTTACAAACCGCAATTGCAGGAAGGCTCCGGCCGCACCCAGACTATTCGTATGATCCTAATTGTCAGCAGCGCTGACGCGGTGACATTGAAAGTTGATCCTTCTGTCGTTTTGGCAACGCGTGAATATGTGGATGATTCTATCCAGAAACACGCGAACAGCCGTAACCACCCAGATGCGACGCTGAAAGAAAAAGGATTTGTGATCCTGAGCAGCGCAGTGGACAGCGCTAGTGAAACGCATGCGGCGACACCGAAGGCGGTGAAAGCGACGTATGATCTTGCGAGGGCTGCGGATAATAATGCGAATGGTCGTCTGGAAAAAAGCAAGAATGGTGCTGATATTCCAAACAAAGACGAGTTTGTGAAAAACCTCGGTTTAGCGGAAACAGCAAAAATGCCTATTGGTACTACTGCTAATACCTTGATGGCTGGAAATGATGCTCGAGTTACCCATATGTACACCAGTTATATTAATGAGCGAACCGCATTGGCAGTAAATAAAAATGCGTCTTTGACAGATCTTGGAGGCTCTGGGGAGCGGCAACTTCCAGTAGGTATGGGCATAAATGCTAATGGAAAATTCTGGGATATATTTGACGTTGAATTCACAAAAGTAGTAACAGGTATTGCACCAGAGAATCGTCCTCAATTGGCCCGAGAGCTTTTACAATATATGAAAATGGATGAATTATATTTTCATGGTAATTTTAATATCATGAAGCTGAGGGCTAAAAAATCTGCTGATGGATTGGGTGGTTATATTTTTCACATTCCACATCAATGTATTCTAACTGGATGTTTTATGAGTTTTGTCGTCTACCATAAAGTAATAGGCAAATCAAATTGGAAGTATTGTAATAATTCAATAAAAGGAAAATGGAATCAGCATACCACCCATGTATATACTAATAACTTTCCGGGATTATATGATCACATTGATTTCAAAACAGATGGCCATAGTATCAATGCAGGAGATGAACTATATATTGCTTTACCACAAATTATCACTGGAAAATGGAATCCTGATAATTTATGCCCGCAACTTTTTAATATTGGCTCTGGACTTGGCTCTTAAAATAGGAATAATTTATGAAAGAATTAAATGAAATTGTAAAAAGTCATGATTCTGTTTATATAGTAACTTCAAGAGGTCTTGAAAGAGAAGAGGCTGTACGAGAGAGAGCTTCAATCCGTAAGGAAATTGATAGATTATCTGACTCTGTTGCTCGTGAAGGTATATTGTCAGATATTTTAGGTGTGCTATTAGTTCACTTTTCTAGCTTAGTAGTTGAACTAACAAAATAAAAACATTGGAAGATATTAAAATTATATCTCAACCTCTTGCTGAAGTTTTTGATACGATTGACGAAGCTATTAAAGATGGAACGCTTACTTTACCTTATATGGTTAAGTCTGATGGGATTTCTAAATCTTTTTCTGATATGAAAAATTTGTCAAATGGCATTTCAAAAATATTGCATAAAGTACCATCACACGAAAAATAATAAAAAGGAAAAATTGATCTGACCCAAAAAAGTTAGACACATATTATATTCTCATAATGGATTGAGTTCTGTACTCAAGTGGACTCAATCCATTCAATTTAGTTTTGATTCTGTCATGATTATAGTCATAAATATAATCGACTATTGTCTTTTTCAACTCATCGATTGAGCTAAATTTCTCACTGTGATAACGCTCAGATTTCAATATTCCCAAAAAACTCTCCACAGAAGCATTATCTAAACAGTTACCTTTGTGGGATATATTTTGTATGACCCGTTTTCTGTTATTTGCATCTGATGATAAACCATCGGGTGCTGCTAACTCTGGTCGGAATGAATCAGGGGATTCTCATGAGGTTTCAGCTTTTCCATTGTATCAGGTAGCCTATTTTTAACCAAATTAAAAACTGGCTTACGGGACGTTCGAGAAGCAATGATTTCTCCATGAAAGGGATCTTATCGATGGCAGCAAGAGATTATCCGAAACAGAGCTGGTTTTCCTTTGTATAAAGCAGTTTTTCGCCTTACGGGCAGTTATTTTTGTTTTGTCTTGTTTGTTATTCCTTACAAGTCGGATTTAATGTCTGACCTGCTTTCTCATGGCATTCTTACGTCATGAACACACAACTCACTAAACTGATGTGCTGATCACGGTACCTGAGCTCAGAAATCGTGGGCGCAAGTATGCATATTATTGACGATGAATTAATCGATTATCCCTATTTTTTAGAAAAATTGACTGTAACTGGCTCAGGTTTTATGGGGACAGGCATACATATTATTGACGACATGAGGGTTAGACCATGAGTACCAAATTCTTTACGTTGCTGACACAATTAGGCGTAGATAAATTGGCCAATGCCGTGGCATTGGGAACGAAAATTGAAATTACTCATATGGCCGTTGGTGATGGCGGCGGCAAATTGCCAACACCAGATACCAAACAAACCAAACTGATTAACGAAAAACGCCGTGCGGCAATTAACATGTTGAGCATCGATCCTAAAAACGCCAATCAGATCATCGCCGAGCAGGTTATTCCTGAGAGTGAAGGCGGCTGGTGGATTCGTGAAATCGGCTTGTTTGACAAAGACGGCGTTCTGATTGCAGTAGGTAACTGCGCGGAAACTTACAAACCGCAATTGCAGGAAGGCTCCGGCCGCACCCAGACTATCAGCATGATCCTAATTGTCAGCAGCGCTGACGCGGTGACATTGAAAGTTGATCCTTCTGTCGTTTTGGCAACGCGTGAATATGTGGATGATTCTATCCAGAAACATGCGAACAGCCGTAACCACCCAGATGCGACGCTGAAAGAAAAAGGATTTGTGATCCTGAGCAGCGCAGTGGACAGCGCTAGTGAAACGCATGCGGCGACACCAAAGGCGGTTAAAGCGACGTATGATCTTGCAAGGACTGCGGATAATAATGCGAATGGTCGTCTGGAAAAAAGCAAGAATGGTGCTGATATTCCAAACAAAGACGAGTTTGTGAAAAACCTCGGTTTAGGGGAAGGGTCGGCGCTGCCAGTTGGCGTACCTGTTCCGTGGCCGTTGGAAACCCCTCCGGCTGGATGGCTGAAATGTAACGGCTCGGCATTTGATATGAAAAAATGCCCGAAACTGGCTCAGGTTTATCCATCAGGAATATTGCCCGATTTGCGTGGTGAATTCCTGAGAGGATGGGACGATGGTCGAGGAGTTGATAAGCTGCGTGATTTATTATCAGGACAAGCTGCAACAGAACTACCCAGTATTTATATTTACGCTGATTCGCCTACATCCGGGCGACTGGTAACACCCCCTATTAATAGTTATCCCAGTTCATATCCGTCGGATAATATGGCTACTAATTATGAGTCCCCTAAACATGGAAGTGGCAGATATTTTTCTCCAAAGGAAAATCTAATTGCTACTGGTAGTGTTGAGCTGGCCGCGTTTTCAATTCGCCCACGAAACATCGCGTTTAACTATATTGTGAGGGCTGCATAATGAACAATGCTGTTTTAGGTAAAAATAATATCGCCACACTGGCAGGGAATATTACTGTTTATAACTACTCTGAGATCACCGGAGAATATTTATCCACTACAATAGAATATCTGGCTGTTGGTGTCGGTATTCCGGCGCACTCGTGTACAGATGAGCCGCCCATAGCCAGTACAGGAATGGCGATTTGCCGTACCCGCGATAATTTGGCGTGGGAGCGCATTCCCGATCATCGCGGCAAAACAGCGTATCATACCGGAACACAGCAGGCATTGAGCATTAACTATATCGGCGAGTTAGAACCGGAACATATTCTATTGGCACCTAAAACCCAATTTGACAAATGGGATGGTACACGATGGGTAACAGATACCGCGAAACAACGCGAACATGAGATACAACAGACTGAATCTCAAAAACAATACCGGATGTCTCAGACGTTGAACTCAATAGCCCCGCTGCAATACGCCGTTGATCTCGACATGGCAACGGACGGAGAACGGGCAGCACTAACAGCGTGGAAAAAATACTATGTGTTGTTGAACCGTGTAGACTGTTCGGCAGTACCAGACATTGACTGGCCTAACGCACCAGAGTGATTATTAGGGGCATATAGCCCCTTTTGTTATTTCGGCTGTTCCGGCCATTGGATATCGGGTGCAGTAGAACAATCTACCCGATTGAGCAATACCCGATATTTACGCCATTCGGTTAGTGCGGATTTTTCGGCATTGGTGGCGATATCTAAATCTACGGCATCCTGACAGATATCAATGTCCTATGCTGCCGTTCTCAGTAGTTGCCGTTTTTGATATTCGGCCTGCTCTGGTGTTGGCGGCGGATTGGCAATTGCCAGCGCATCAGCCTCAGGGATGGAGGTTAACCCTGATTTTATCTGGCTACCATTTTCATACGCATAAATTTGTTGCGTTTTTTCATCAATGTAGTATTTCATTAGCGTAACTCTGTCCATTGTTCGATTGTAAATAGGGACTCAACCCGATACGTTGCACCATTTGGAACAATGCTAAATGCCGTTGCCGCCGATGTGTGCTGTGCTATGGAATGCCCTGAACCAAATTCAACACCATTAACGAGTATTTTAACGGCTGCACTGGTTCCTCCAACAATACGAACGCAAACAGCAATGGGTTTTCCTGACTGATTAGCATAATTGACGCCCAATGACCTAGCTGAGGTTGAGGTTAACGTTATTACTGACTGGCCAACACTCAACATAGGCAGATTACGGGTAGTAGCCTCAACATCCTCTACCGTAGCAATCGTGCCGCTTTTTTCGAGCATCAATAAACCGTAACGACGTTCACCATTAGAATCATTAGCCCAAATGGTTAATGTTTTACCCCTGGTTCCTTCTATCCCGATACGGTAACGGTTGGCTGTCTCAAATATTATTCCCGGCCAATCATTATCACTACTGATTGTCAGTGCACCTACCTGCGCACCCGAATTACTCAGTCGGGGCAAAAATTTTTCATTCGCGTCGTTTTTAGAGATTGCATTCTCCGCCCGCTCCACAGTTCCCGATAAACCGAGGTTTTTCACAATCCATGAACCCTAACGATCCAAGTTAAGATCCCATTCCTCATACCCTGAAAACTTACGATCAAAGATAAAAACGCCCCATTTTTACCTATCAAAAAACAACCAAAAGTCAGAATTGTATTGAATAACACTAAAAAGAGTAAATCTTAAATCAAATGACGATTAATAAATAATCATTTTATGTTTGTTATTTGATCACAATGACTTTCATCCCAGTCAAATCGCCAATTCCCCTTAATCCACCCAAGGATTAATTAAATTAGAGTTCAACATATTGATTTTTAAATAAAATATAAAACTACATTTGTACCTTCCCCCACACATACCCAATCGAATGATTTCCCTGACCTAATCCGCCAATATATGCCCACACCTTAATAGGAGAGAACGCTAATATGGCACAAGAATATCATCACGGAGTCCGTGTACAGGAAATTAATGAAGGCACCCGCACCATCACTACCGTTAGCACTGCTATCGTAGGTATGGTTTGTACCGCCCCTGACGCAGACGAAAAAACATTTCCATTAGACACTCCGGTCCTGATCACTGACGTTATGAGCGCCAGTGGCAAGGCTGGGGAACAAGGGACATTGTCTGCATCACTAAAAGCAATCGCAGCTCAGGCACAACCTGTGACTGTCGTTGTTCGTGTGGCAGAAGGTGCCAATGAAGAAGAAACCATTAAGAACATTATCGGTGACGTTACGTCAGAAGGTAAGAAAACGGGTGTGAAGGCGCTGCTCGCTGCGCAAAGCCAGCTCGGTGTTAAACCACGCATTTTGGGTGTTCCGGGTCTGGACTCACAACCGGTTGCTGCTGAACTAGCCACCATTGCTAAACAACTGAAAGCAATGGCGTATGTCAGTGCTTATGGTTGTAAAAATATCTCCGAAGTTATCAAATATCGTGAAAACTTCGGTCAGCGTGAGGTAATGCTGATTTGGCCTGATTTCCTGAGATGGGATAAAGGTGAAGTTATCGCACCTGCGACGGCTTATGCGCTGGGCTTGCGTGCCAAAATCGACGAAGAGACTGGCTGGCACAAAACTCTGTCCAACGTGGGCGTTAACGGCGTAACGGGTCTATCTGCCGATGTCTTCTGGGATCTGCAAGCGACTGGAACTGAGGCTGATCTGCTGAACCAGAACCACATCACAACACTGATCCGCAAAAACGGTTTTCGTTTCTGGGGTTCACGCACTTGTGCTGCCCCTGATTCTGAGGACTCACTGTTCCAGTTCGAAAGCTACACCCGTACCGCTCAGGTTCTGGCTGACACCATGGCTGACGCACACATGTGGGCTATCGATAAACCGCTGACGCCATCATTGGTGCGCGACATCATCGAAGGTATCAATGCTAAGTTCCGCGAACTGAAAGCCGGTGGCTACATCATTGATGGCCGTTGTTGGTACGACGATAAAATCAACGATAAAGACACTCTGAAAGCAGGCAAACTGACCATCGATTACAACTATACACCTGTGCCGCCACTGGAAAACTTAATGTTGCACCAGCGCATTACAGATAGTTACCTGATGGATTTCGCTAAAAGTATCAACAATTAAGGGGCTAACTGATGGCATTACCTCGCAAACTTAAATACCTGAATTTGTTCAATGATGGCAACAACTATCAGGGGATCGTGGAAGAGCTGACCCTTCCGAAATTGAGCCGCAAGTTGGAAGCTTATCGTGGCGCTGGCATGAACGGCAGTGCAATGGTGGATTTAGGGCTGGATGAAGGGGCATTGGATGCTGAATTCACGCTGGGCGGCATTGAATCTCAACTGTACAAACAGTGGGGCATTGCGAAAGCAGATGGCGTTATGTTGCGCTTTGCCGGCTCTTTTGAGCGTGAAGATACCGGTGATGTGGTTGCGGTTGAAGTGGTTATGCGTGGTCGCTTCCAGGAGTTCGATCACGGTACTTATAAACAAGGTGATAACTCTCAGACCAAAATCACCGCCAAAAATACCTATTTCAAACTGACGTGGGATGGCGAAGAACTGATTGAAATCGACACCATCAACATGGTTGAAAAAGTCGGTGGAGAAGATCGTCTGGAACAGCATCGCCGCGCTATCGGTCTTTTTTAATCGCTTTTTTGGCAATTAGATTTTTTAAAACTTATTTCCTGCCTCAACAAATTTAATGAGGCAGGTCCTCTATCGGATAAACAAGGTTGAACCATGACTGAAACACTGAACACTCAAAATGATGATCTGCGCACCATTGAATTGGAAGCTCCACTGGCGCGAGGCAACGGCGAAATCACGGAAGTGGTGGTACGCAAACCTAACAGTGGTGCGCTGCGCGGTGCACGTTTACAGGCTCTGCTGGAAATGGATGTGGATTCCATGCTGCTTGTCCTGCCGCGTGTTACTACCCCTGCATTGACCAAAAATGACCTGATGATGATGTCACCCGGGGATCTGATTAATCTCAGTGTGGAGGTGGTCAATTTTTTGTTGCCGAAGTCGGTCAAGTCCGATTCCCAGAACGGCTGACCGTTGATGAACTGGTGGCGGACATCGCCACCGTTTTTCACTGGTCACCGGCAGTCACAGATGAAATGCCACTGCCGGAACTGTTGGATTGGCGACATCGGGCCATTTTAAGAAGTGGTGCAGAAAATGAGTAATATACAGTCACAACTGGATAAGGTACTGAGTACCGTTGGCAAACTGACCAGTTCCTTTAAGTCTTTTCAACAGCATCAGAAAAAGCTGGTCGGTTCAGTCGATAAAATACATAATCAGTTTAAAAAGCTCAATAAGACTGTTGAGGGATTAAAACCCATAGTAGGTTATGCGCAGGAAACTGCGCGTATGCGTACTGACCTTAAGGCCTACAATCAAACAATTAAACAGTTTTTCTCTGCCCGGCAGAGTTCATCAAAAGTGATGCAAGTCAGTGCTGCCAGCCAATCAGCCAATATTATCCAAACGACCCAGGTTATAAAACAAGAAAATTCATCCAGTAAAAAGAATGAATTTAATTTTGGCGTTACTGGAAATATGACTAACAATTTTACATTGTTAGATAAGCTGGTCATTAATATTAACCCTAAGGTAACAGTATTATTCAGAATTCTGAATAATATTAATGCAGTTTTGAAATTAACGGTAGGATCAGTAAAAGTCGTATTTCAAACTCTGGTTGGTTATATACAAATTTTCAGCAACATTGGCATAAAAGCTTTTGAGTCTCTAAAAATCAGTTTAAATATATTTGCTCAATTGGGTATTCAGGCTTTTGCTGAGTTAAAGGCCAGTCTGAGTTTTTTTGCGCAGTTGGGCATTCAGATTTTTGCTGAATTAAGGGCCAGTTTGAATTTTTTTGCCCAGTTGGGGGTTCAGGCTTTTGCTGAGTTAAAGGCCAGTCTGAGTTTTTTTGCGCAATTGGGGATTCAGATTTTTGCTGAATTAAGGGCCAGTTTGAATTTTTTTGCGCAATTGGGGATTCAGGCTTTTGCTGAGCTAAGAGCCAGTTTGAATTTTTTTGCACAATTGGGAATAAGTGTCTTTGAAACTTTAAAAGTGAGTTTGAACTTTTTTACGCAGTTAGGTATTCAGGCGCTGGATAAATTAAAATCCACGCTGGATGCATTTGTGCAGTTGGGTGTTCAAGCGCTGAATAAACTCACTTTACCTTTGGAGATGTTTGCCCAAATAGGTGTGCAGGCTTTGAATGAGCTAAAAGCCGGCATCAATTTTTTTGCTCAACTGGGCATACAGGCGCTGGATAAATTAAAATCCACGCTGGATGCATTTGTGCAGTTGGGTGTTCAAGCGCTGAATAAACTCACTTTACCTTTGGAGATGTTTGCCCAAATAGGTGTGCAGGCTTTGAATGAGCTAAAAGCCGGCATCAATTTTTTTGCGCAATTGGGCGTACAGGCGCTGGATAAATTAAAATCCAGTCTGGATGCTTTTGCCCAATTGGGCATTCAAGCTGTGAATGAATTAAAAGCCGGCATCAATTTTTTTGCTCAACTGGGCATACAGGCGCTGGATAAATTAAAATCCACGCTGGATGCATTTGTACAGTTAGGCGTTCAGGCTCTAGATAAACTCACAGCCCCTTTAGATGTATTTGCTCAATTAGGTATACAGGCTTTGGATGAATTAAAAGCCGGTATCAACTTTTTTGCGCAGTTGGGTATTCAGGCGCTGGATAAATTAAAGTCCAGTTTGGATGCATTTGCACAGTTGGGAATTCAAGCTCTGGATACATTAAAATCCAGTATGCGCTTTTTTGCTGATTTAGGAATTCAGGCGCTGGATAAATTGAAATCCACCCTAGATTCATTTGTTCAGTTGGGTATTCAGGCACTGAATAAACTTACTTCTCCTTTCGATGTGTTAGCGCAATTGGGAACTCAAGCGCTGGATAAATTAAAATCGACGCTGGATGCATTTGTCCAGATGGGAATGCAGGCGCTGAATAAACTTACCTCTCCTTTTGATGTATTGGCCCAGTTGGGTACTCAGGCGCTGGATAAATTAAAATCGACGCTGGATTCATTTGTACAGTTAGGCGTTCAGGCGTTGAATAAACTCACCGCACCTTTGAATGTTTTTACTCAAATTGGATCTCAGGCCCTGGAAGATTTAAGAGCCAATATTAATAAATTTGCGGAAGTCGGTATTCAGGCTCTGGAAAATTTAAACATTGGTCTGAAGGCATTTGCACAAATAGGAACTGAGGCTCTGGAAGCATTAAGAGCTGCCATGGATTTTTTCGGTAAAACCGGAAGCAAGGTATTTGGTTCAATAAATGAAGGTGCCGATTTACTGTCAAGCAAAGGCGGTAAAGATACTTTTTCAACACAAAGAAAAGGTTTGGGGTTATTGGGAAATATTGGCCAAAAAGTTTTTGGTGTCTTGGGGAATGGAATAAATGTTCTGGCCAGCGTCGGTGCAAAAGGATTGTCTTTTTTAAGTAATGCTTTCAGCATATTAGGAAAAGCAATGCTGTTTATGGGGCGGGCTCTGATGGCAAACCCAATTCTTGCCATTATTGGCATTATCGCAATGGCTGCCATTTATATTTGGCAGAATTGGGCGTCATTGGGGCCTAAATTTATGGCGTTGTGGGAAGGCATCAAAAATATCTTCGGCAATGCTTGGCAAGGTATTAAAGACCTTATCAGCATGGCGTGGGAAGGTATTAAAAGTTATTTCATGGATGGAGGATTAAGCAATACTCTTTCCGCACTCTGGGAGGGTATTAAACAATTAGCTTCAATGGCCTGGGAAGGAATAAAAACTACCATAAGTGGTGCTTGGGAATTAGTTAAGCAGAATACACTGGAAATATGGGAAAACGTCAAAAAAACAATTTCTGATAAATGGGATGAGATTGTTGCTGATGTTCAGGCTATTCCGGAAAAATTGAAGTCGGCTGGTTCAGAAATGATCAATGCTTTATTGGGAGGTATCCAGGATAAGTGGAACGCGCTGAAAGATAAATTCAAAAGTTTTGGTGATGCCGTTAGATCATTTTTTGGTGGTGGTGATAAAAAGGAAGTTGAATTAAATAAAACGGAGGAAATTACTAGGAGTGAAACTACCAAAGATTTAATGCCGGCTAAGAAACTTGATAAAGGTGGATATATTGCAAATGGTGAAACCGCTATTGTCGGTGAACGTGGTCCTGAACTTGTGTCAGGGTCAGCGAGTGTAACCAGTCGGGTCAAGACGGCGCAATATGCCGCCTTGGGGCTGGCAGTCAGCTCGATGTCTCTGCCCGTTGCAGCGCAGGATGCACCGCTGCACGCGCAAAGTCTGCCTGCTTACTCTTATGAGGAAGTTCAGGCAAAACAGATGCGGAGCCAGACACAGCTGCAAGCTGGCGCGGCACCACAATATAACATTTATGTCTATGGCGCTCAGGGACAGTCTGCGCAGGATATCGCCCGTATGGTCAGACAGGAACTGGAGCAACGGGAACGTACTCAGCAAGCCCGCATGCGTAGCTCATATTCTGATAGAGGAGAATCATATTCATGATGGCCGCACTTGGTTTATTTGTATTTATGTTAAAAACAACGCCTTATCAAAGTTTTCAGCATAAAAAGAGTTGGCGACATGCATTCAACAGCCGCGTGGGAGCGCGGCCTGCATGGCAGTTTGTGGGTTCGGATAACGATACGATAACGTTATCAGGAGAGCTTTATCCTGAATTAACGGGGGATCTCTTTCTCTGGCTGCACTGACGTTGATGGCTGACAGTGGTAAAGCATGGTCATTGATTGATGGAAGTGGTTCGATTTACGGCATGTTCGTTATCGAAAGCATTGATGAGACGAAAACGGAATTTATGTCTGGCGGGGCAGCCAGAAAAATCAGTTTTACACTGACGTTACGGCGAGTGGATAACAATTTGTTTGAAATGTTGGGAGATTTGCAGGATCAGCTATCTGACATCAAGGACAAACTACCCCAGTCGATGGAGGATCTTACTGCGCTTAAAGATCAGGCGGTGGACAAAGTGAAAGGGGTATTCTCATGATGGATTTTAAACAGTGGATACCAGATACGAGTTGGGTTCCCCAATTTGATTTGGTGACCGGAAAAGTTGGATCACCAGCTTTTCGACTGGAAACCAACAATAAAGATATCACAGGGAAAATCCAATCGCGTTTAATGTCTTTAACATTGACGGACAACCGTGGCTTAGAATCAGACCAGTTAGATCTTGAGCTGGATGATTCAGATGGTCAGTTGGCGCTGCCTAGCCGAGGCGATGTTCTCACACTGGAACTGGGGTGGCATGGCCGCCCCTTAACACCAAAGGGAAAATTTATCGTTGATGAGATTGAACATAGCGGAGCGCCTGACCGGTTGACGATTCGTGCTCGCAGTGCGGATTTTCGTGGCGATCTGAATGTTAAACGCGAACAGTCTTATCATAAACAGACGTTAGAGGGCATTGTAAGTACGATTGCAACGAGAAACCAACTGCAATTTCAAATCAGCGACGATTTGAAAGGTATTTCCATGCATATCGACCAGACAAATGAATCTGACGTGAGCTTTCTGACCCGAATTGCAAAGCAGGAAGGGGCGATTACGTCGGTCAAAAATGGTGAGTTGCTATTTATTTGTCAAGGACAGAATAAAACAGTCAGTGGTCAGAATATCTCACCTGTATTGATTACGCGTAAATCAGGAGATAGCCATCGTTTTTCTTTGTCTGATCGTGAAGCCTATACGGGGATTATTGCTCAGTGGCAGGATACCCGTACAGCGACCAAACAGACGGTAAAATTGCAGAAGGTGGAAACAAAGGAAGGGAAAATCGAAATTTCCATTGAATATAAAAGCAACGAGGATAAATCATCAGGAAAAGATAAGTCTAAAAAAGACAAAAGTCCGGCTAAAGAAGGAGGTGAAGGTAAATCATCTGCTCCTGCCAGACTTGGTAAGCCTGCTGGAGTGAATCTGGCTAATCCCGATGGAGCCAGATTGACGGAGAAAGGCCCGAAAACTAAAGGTCGGGAAGAGCCTGCCTATATTACAAATGGGCGTAAAGGGAAAAACAAAGGTAACGGAAGCAGTAATACTGAAACCAGCCTTGAGGTTAAGGGCAGCATATCCCGTGAGGAAAAGCGTGAGTCAAAAACTGAGTTCCATCAAACAACAACGGAAAAGAAAGAATCTTCAAGCTATTTGTCAGGAACTGAAGAAAATATTTTGACGCTTTCGCGCATTTTCTCTAGTAAGGAAGAAGCAGAACGTGTTGCTACTGCTGCTTGGAAAAAAATGCAATGTGGTGCTGCTCAGTTTTCTATCACGCTGGCGATGGACGTGCAGATATTTATCCTGAAACGCCCATAGAATTGAAAGGGTTCAAGAAGGAGATAGATGGGACACAATGGACTTTGGTCAAAGTCACTCACAATCTCAATGATGGTGGTTTTACGACGTCGTTAGATCTCGAAATTAAGATTGATGAGGTCGAAATTAAACTTGGGGATTCCGAAATAAAAACTTGATCTCAATATGAGATCTTTGGTATATTGTTCACCAGACGAGATGATGTTATTTCAAGAAAGGTGAACAATATGATTAAGTGTCCTCTGTGTGGTCAATCAGCTCATACTCGCAGTAGCTTCGAGCATTCAAGAGAAACGAAGGAACGCTATAACCAATGCCAGAACATTAATTGTGGAGCAACGTTCGTCAGCCATGAAACCTTTGTACGTTTCATTTCTAAGCCAGGTGAAGTCCAGAATGTGACACCACATCCAAAGGTGAAAACGCAGAGACAATCCCGGCAAAAAGCGGCTGCTACCCAGTAA